CGCTTCAACAATCACCGTAGACAATTGCATTGATTGATCCATCATGCAATATGTAAATAAAAGGATTACTTCACGTTTTAATATTAGAATAAATGAAAATAATTTAGAGCAAACACATCAGGTAGTAAGTTTTGATGATCAACAGGCAGATTGGGTTTACACTGTTGGATCGGAACCCGATGCCACATTTCAAACTGCCAATACCAGTGATGATTCTTTAGAACATTTCTTTTCTCGTCCGCTTAAGGTACAATCCTATAGTTGGGGAACGGGAACGAATTTGTTTGAGAAATTTAATCCCTGGCAGGATTATTTTGAGAACCCTCGTGTGATCAATCGTATTACGAATTATAACTTACTGAGATGTAAATTACATGTTAAATTTATGTTGAATGGCAATGGCTTTCATTATGGTAGAGCTATTGCGTCATATTTACCGTTACACAATTTTGATGAATTTTCCAAAGATAGAACATTTTTTATAGAGGATGTAGTAGGTGCTAGTCAGCGCCCTCATGTTTATTTGGATCCTACCAAGTCGCAAGGTGGAGAACTTGTTTTACCATTTGTTTGGGAAGCTAATGCTTTGAATATCCCTAATCAAGATTGGCGTGATATGGGTCAAATCATCATTCATGGGATGCAGAACCTAAAACATGCTAATGGGGCATCTGATTCTGTCACCGTCAGTGTTTTTGTTTGGGCCACGGATGTTTCACTATCTGTTCCAACTTCAAATGAACCGGGTGCACTAGTTCCACAGGCAGGCAAATACACCCCGCAAGCAGATGAGTATGGGTCTAGTCCTGTTTCCAAACCAGCAGCTGCAATAGCAAGAGCAGCAGGTGCATTGGCAAAGGTTCCAGTAATCGGTGCCTATGCTAAAGCCACACAGTTGGCTGCTAGTACAGTTGCAAATATAGCAAAAGTATTTGGTTATTCTAGGCCTGCGATAATATCCGATATACAATCTTTTAAACCGACTTATGTAGGCAATATGGCAAATACAAATATTCCTGACTCATGTACAAAGTTGACGTTAGATGCCAAGCAAGAGCTGTCTTGTGATACGCGTACATTTGGGTTAGATGGAACCGATGAAATGACCATTAAATCAGTTGCAACACGTGAGAGCTATTTGACACAATTCGGATGGTTGGTGTCAGATTCACCAGAGGATTTGCTATGGACTTCTGAGGTTAGTCCTGTAATTTGGGAAGAGACGATTAATACCTATAAAGAATTTCATATGCCGGCTTGTTGTTTTGCAACTTTACCGTTCAAGCATTGGCGAGGTACAATGAAATTCCGTTTTCAGGTAGTAGCATCGGCTTTCCATAAGGGCAGACTTAAGATAGTTTATGATCCTTCACTTCCTGCAACAAATGAGTATAACACCAATTATACATATATTATAGACTTGGCGAAGGAGCGTGACTTCACAGTGGAAGTAGGCTGGGGACAAGCTTTTTCTTTCTTGCAACATAGAGATATGCTTCGTAATGGAGGGACTATCTTTAATGATACGACACAGATATCAACACCACCAGGTATCCTAGCGAATGGTGTTTTATCCGTTTATGTCGTAAATGAATTAACAGTTCCAAATTCCGTTGCCAACAATGATATTGCAATTAATGTATTTGTTTCAGCAGGTGATGATTTCGAAGTGGCGAATCCTACCGATCTTTATATGAATGAATTGTCTTGGTTTACTCCCCAGGCAGGGGAATATTTACCCCAAGCTGGAGAGACGCCAGACGCCGATCTTACTAATGCTGAATCTACTCCTATGGAAATGCAACCTACAACTACCATGGGTCCTGAGCTAACATCATCAGATAACACTTTGGATGTATTTTTCGGTGATCCAATCGTTTCATTTCGGCAATGTCTCAAGCGGTATAATTATTTGCACAATCTTCAATTTGGTAATGCTGTGGGGTATACGCAGTGGACACTCAGTAACTTCCCTATGTACTTTGGTTATGCCCCAGGTGCGGAGCATGAAACAAGTACTGCCCAAGCCTTCAATTATGCAAAATTGACTATGCTCAATTATGTAACACCGGCATTTGTGTGTAGGCGAGGTGGCATACGTTGGAAATATATGTACACAGCTTATAAGAATAGCAATGTTCTTTCAGGTTTCATGGCAGTGGAACGAGACCCTACAACAAGTAATGTGTATAGTCAAACAGTAATTAGTCAGTATCCTGTGAGTAATACAATCTCCCGGCGAACTCATCCCGATTTAGCCACAGGAACATCAGGATGGTCTGGATTACACGTGGTCCCAACATCTGAAAATCCCGTCCTGGAGTGTGAATTGCCTTTTTATAGCGAAGAACGTTTCGTTCCAGCTAAGAAAGCAAATGTCACTGCTACTGGAGTGCGCAATTTTTTCCATAAATTGTGGGCATATGCAGGAAATGGATCCATAACTAGCGAATATATGGGAGTTAGAGCTTATGTTAGTGTTGGTGAAGATTTCACTCTGGGATTCTTTACCGGTTGCCCTGTTGCATATGCACAGACACTACCAGCTCCAGATACATAAAATCCATACGGTGACCGTATGGTAGGTACGCAATTAGACAATTGAGTCTTCTAATGCTATAACCTTCGAGCAGAACGCTTAGAAAACTATGACCTTGGTTTTCAACCTCGTAAGAGCGTTCTCGCTCTTGTAAGGAATAATTTTTCCAGGTCACAAGTTTCTACAGTTGAACTACTCGATAATTCGAGAGAGAAGAGTTTACAAGAGGTTTTAATATCTTTTATCCTAGCATACTCTCTTCTCAAGGTCACTAGCG